GAATGAGGTTGGACTCAAAGGGACTATTCAAGGTATGTCATTTGAGAAAGATCCAACAAATGGTGTAGGGGGTCCAGTTAAATACTTTTTTCATGAAGAGGCCGGAATTGCTCCTAAGATGGATCAGACCTATGAGTATATGAGACCAGCAATGAGATCTGGTTTAATGACTACAGGAATGTTTATTGCTGCAGGATCTGTGGGAGATTTATCTCAATGTCTTCCATTAAAAGATATGATTTTAAATCCTACGGCAAAAGATATATATGCCGTAGAAACAGATCTTATTGATGATAAGGGTACAACAGGTCTTTCAGGTTTGTTTATTCCAGAACAATGGTCTATGCCTCCATATATTGATGAATATGGTAACTCACTTGTAGAAGAAGCATTAGATGCATTGCAAAGACAATTTAAAGAATGGAAAGAAGAATTAGGACCAGAAGATTATCAGTTAAGGATATCTCAGCATCCTAGAAACATTAAAGAAGCATTTGATCATAGAACTGTATCTGTCTTCCCACCTCACTTATTAACAGCACAGGAAAGAAGAATAGAAGATAAAGAATATGGGTATGAGTTCTTAGATATATCTACTGATGCAGAAGGAAAGCCTACAGTTACTAAAAGTAATAAAAGGCCTATAATGGAGTTTCCAGTAAATAAAAAAACAGAAGATAAAAGAGGATGTTTAGTTGTATGGGAAAGACCAATTAAAGATCCGGAGTTTGCTAAAACATACTATGCATCCATTGACCCTGTGTCAGAAGGTAAAACAACTACCTCAGAATCTCTTTGTTCTATCTATGTAATGAAGGCACCCATACAAGTAACAACTATTACAAATGGAGAATCAGAAACATGTATAGAGCAAGATAAAATAGTAGCAGCTTGGTGTGGTAGATACGATGACATTAATCAAACACATAAGCAACTAGAACTTATTATTGAATGGTATAATGCATGGACTGTTGTTGAAAATAACATTTCACTCTTTATTCAATACATGATTCAAAGAAAAAAGCAAAGATATTTAGTTCCAAAAAGTCAAATAATGTTTTTAAAAGATCTCGGATCTAACAACAATGTATTCCAAGAATATGGTTGGAAAAATACCGGTACACTATTCAAAGCTCATTTACTTAGTTATGTTATTGAATATACTAGAGAAGAACTAGATCAACAAACAAAAACTGATGGAACAGTTGTGAGAACCACTTATGGTATTGAACGTATACCAGATCCAATGCTTATTAAAGAGATGAGAGAATATGCATACGGAGTTAACGTAGATAGACTAGTTTCTTTTGCAGCTCTTGTTGCTTTTATGAAGATACAACAGTCAAATAGAGGTTATTCTAAAAAAACAATTTTAGATGAAGCCTCTAAAAACTTGCAAAAGTCAGAAAATTTATATAAATTAAATAGCAGTCCTTTCCGTAATATGGGAAAGAGTATGTCTGCAGTAAATGGAAAACTCTTTAAAAAGTCACCGTTTAAAAACTTTAAATAATAGATATGCAGGTATATAATGCTCTTCAGATAAAAAAAGGTGCCAAGGCTGACTATAATAAAATGGCCAGTGTTACCCAACCAATTCAATTCTTACCTAAGAAGGATAAAGATGATGAATGGGCCGCATGGAATTTAGATTGGTTAGAGTGGCAAGGATTAAAACAAATCCGAAGAAATGCCAGAAGATTAATGAAGAATTATAAATTAGCTAAGGGTATTATTGATAAGTCTGACTACATTATAGAAGAAAATAATGAATATAGAGATGTAGTAGAGCTTCTTACTAAAGAGGACCACTCTGCACTAGAATTAAAGTTCTATCCAATTATTCCAAATGTTATAAATGTACTTGTAGCAGAATTTGCTAAAAGATCAACTAAGTTAACATATAGAGCTGTTGATGAACTATCTTATAATGAAATGCTAGAGCAAAAAAGAGCAGCAGTTGAAGATGTTTTATTATCAGATGCTAGAATGAAAATTGAAAATGCTCTTGTGGAACAGGGTATGGATCCTGAATCACCTGAGTTTCAAGAAGAAATGAATCCTGAAAAAATCAAATCTCTACCAGAGATAGAAGCTTTCTTCAAGAAAGATTATAGATCTATGATAGAGCAATGGGCTTCTCATCAACATAAAGTAGATGTAGAAAGATTCAAAATGGATGAGCTAGAAGAAAGAGCTTTCCGTGATATGCTTATTACAGATAGAGAGTTCTGGCATTTTAGAATGATGGAAGATGATTATGAGGTGGAACTTTGGAATCCTGTAATAACATTCTATCATAAGTCTCCGGATGCAAGATATATCTCACAATCAAATTGGGTAGGAAAAACTGATATGATGACAGTAGCAGATGCTATTGATAGATATGGCTATATAATGACTGGTGATCAATTAGAAGCTTTAGAATCAATTTATCCTATTAGATCTGCTGGATATACAATTGGTGGTCTTCAAAATGATGGATCATTTTATGATGCAACTAAATCTCATGATTGGAATGTTGAGTCACCATCATTAGCATATAGACAATATACCACAGCAATGAATGGTGCAGTTCTAGAAGGTGGAGATATTATTGCTCAAATACTTTCAGAAGGAGAAGACTATTATGATCAAGGAACATCTTATTTAGTAAGAGTAACTACAGGTTATTGGAAGTCACAAAGAAAGGTTGGACATCTAACAAAAATTACAGAAACCGGTGAAGTTTCTAATGAGATAATCACAGAAGATTATAGAGTTACTGATAAACCAATCTATGACACTAAATTATTTAAAAATAAAACAAAAGATAATTTAGTATTTGGAGAACACATTGATTGGATCTGGATTAATGAAGTATGGGGTGGTGTTAAAATCGGTCCAAATATTCCTTCTTTCTGGGGTATGAATAATCCTGGTGGATTTGCACCAATATATATTGGTGTTGATAGAAATACAATTGGCCCACTTAAGTTTCAGTTCAAAGGTGATCAAAGTTTATACGGCTGTAAATTACCAGTAGAAGGTTCTGTGTTCTCAGATAGAAATACAAAGTCTACAGCATTACTAGATTTAATGAAGCCATATCAGATTGGATATAACATAGTAAATAATCAGATTGCGGATATACTTGTAGATGAGTTAGGAACAGTAATCTTATTAGATCAAAATGCATTACCAAGACACTCATTGGGTGAAGATTGGGGTAAAGGCAATCTGGCTAAGGCATATGTAGCAATGAAGAATTTCTCAATGTTACCTCTTGATACATCTATTACAAATACTGAGAATGCATTGAACTTCCAACATTTCCAGAAATTAGATCTTGAGCAAACTCAAAGATTAATGTCTAGAATACAACTTGCTAATTATTTTAAAACACAAGCATATGAAGTAATTGGTGTTAATCCACAAAGGATGGGTCAACAATTATCTCAGCAAACAGCAACTGGTGTAGAACAAGCTGTAGCAGCATCATATGCACAAACAGAAGTATTCTTTATTCAACACTGTGATTATTTAATGCCAAGAGTGCATCAGATGCGTACAGACTTAGCACAATACTATCATTCAACTAAACCATCAGCAAGGTTATCATATATGACTACAGCAGATGAGAAAGTTAATTTTGAAATTGATGGCACAGAACTTTTAATGAGAGATCTTAATATCTTCTGTAGTACTACTGCAAACCATAGAGCTGTTCTTGAGCAATTAAAACAAATGTCATTGCAAAATAATACTACAGGAGCAAGTATCTATGACCTTGGTAAGATCATTCAATCTGATTCAGTTGCTGAACTAAATACTGCTCTTAAATCATCTGAGCAAAAACAACAGCAGATGAAACAGCAAGAAATGCAAAGTCAACAGCAAATGCAAGATCAACAACTTCAAAAACAACAAGAGATTGAAAAAATGAAGATTGATGCTGTAGCTGCTGAAAAAGAAAAAGATAGACAAAGAGATATTTTAGTTGCAGAAATTAGAGCTGCTGGTTATGGGGCTATGGGTGATGTTAATCAAAATCAAATGTCAGATTATCAAGATGCTATGTCAGAGATTAGACAAACTGATCAGTATGAACAACAAATTAGTTTACAATCTCAAAAGAATTCAGACAAAGTAATGATTGACAGAGACAAGAATAACATTGAAAGAGAGAAGATCCAAGCACAAAGAGATATTGCAAACACACAACTTGATATTGCTAGAGTAAATAAAAATAAGTTTGATGATAAATCTAATAACAAAAAGAGAAAGTAGTTTAGCTATATAATGCAAAAAAAGATTTATGCAGTGATAAATTTTTGAAGTTTATTTTGTATATTGAAGTATAACATAAAAAACCAACAACATGAGTGCAAATAATTTAAATCCTGAAGAAGAGCAGGTAAAAGATTCTACAACGGTAGAACAGGTAGATGTAAATATTGATGAAATCTTTGGAATGCCTGGAGCAGAAAATGTAATGCTTCCACAAGATGAAGAAGAAAAACCAAAGTCTTTATTTTCAAAAGAAAATGTAGACACTACGTTCCTTGACAACAAGTCTCCACAAAAAGAGGAGACAAAGACTGAAATAGTTGATGAGACTATTGCTGAATTGGATAACTTGATTACTCAAGAAGAAGATGCCGGTAATAAAGGAAGACCTAAAGTTGATAAGTCTGGTCTCTATGAGCTTGCACAAAAAATGCTTGATGAAGGTAGTCTTGTAGGTTTTGATGATGATAAACCATTAGAAGAGTATACTACTAAAGACTTCCGAGAATTATTTGAAGCAAACTTTCAAGAGAGAGAAAATCAAATTAGAGAAAATACTCCAAGAGAGTTTTTCCAAGCATTACCAGAAGAACTTCAAATTGCAGCAAAATATGTAGCAGATGGTGGAACAGATCTTAAAGGATTGTTCAGAACACTTGCACATGTTGAAGAAATGAGATCATTAGATCCAGATGTTGAAGAAGATCAAGTAGAAATTGCAAGACAGTATCTTTATGCAACTAACTTTGGAAATGCTGAAGAAATTGAACAAGAGATTCAAGATTGGCAGGACTTAGATAGATTGGCTCAAAAAGCAAATCAATTTAAACCAAAACTAGATGCAATGCAAGAAAAGATTGTAGCCAGAGAACTTGCAGCACAAGAATCTAAGAGAGAACAGCAAGCAAAAGCAGCTCATCAATATACAGAAAATGTATACAATACTCTTTCTGTAGGAGACTTAGGAGGTATTAAACTTGATAGAAAAACTCAGAGTTTACTTTATTCCGGATTAGTACAACCTAATTATCCATCTATCTCTGGTAAACCTACAAACTTATTAGGACACCTTTTAGAAAAGTATCAGTTTGTAGAACCAAGACATGACCTTATTGCAGAAGCATTGTGGTTACTTGCAGATCCAAATGGATATAAAAATAAGGTAAGAGAGATAGGTTCAAGAGAAGCAGTTCAGAGAACAGTCAAACAATTAAAAACCGAAGAGGGAAGAAAATTAGTTAATTCCTCAAATGATTATAAAGAAGAAGATAGAAGAACAACAAGTACAAAACCACAAAAAACTATTTCAAGAGCAAATATGTTCAAGAGATTTTAATTAAGTAACAAATAAAACAAATATAAAAATGGCAACTCCAGTTTTAAATAATGGTATCTTTCTACGGGATACAGCCTACCAGGCAAGTTCACACGTAGACTCCTATCACTTGGTTAACATGTTGAAGGATGCAGAACCAATGGATTTAGGTCCAGTTGATCTTTGGGCTATGGCTCAAAAAGTAGAAATGCCTCTTTACCAAATGTCTAGCTTTGGTGGTAAAAACGTAATTAATGTGGATAACCACAGAGGAGAGTATAAATGGCAGACTCCTGTATCTATTGACCTTCCTTACATTGTTGAGGATATTGAGCCTCTATCAGCTTACAGAGGTACTGATGGATCTACCTTCCGTATCAAACTTAACAGACGTGAATTTGGACATGGTGATATTATCACTTATGACAAATATAACGGAGTTGAGATGTACATTACTGATGAGGATATCCTTCCTGTAGGAGATGGTTACATCTACACTGTACAATTAGTTAATAATGATAATTATAAATACCTAGATGCAAAATATCTTACCAATGGTACTAAAATCTTCCGTAAGGGTTCTGCCCGTGGGGAATATGGTGAGAGATTCTCTGACATCACAACAAGAACAGGTTTCCGTGAATTCTACAACTTTGTAGGAGGAGCAGAAGCTCACGTACATTATTCTATTTCTTCTAGAGCAGATTTAATGATCAAAGGGGGAATGAATGCAGATGGTACAGTTCCTGTAACTGAAATCTGGAGAAACTTTGACAAAACTATGGACCCATCAATTTCTTCTTTAGAAGATATGATCAAAGTAATGGGGAAAGATAAAGTGAAAAGAGCATTTGATAATGGAGATCTTTCTAGAACTTTCTTAACACAAATGGAAGCTGCTCACCTTTCTAAAATTGCTATTGACATTGAGACTTACTTAATGTGGGGACAAGGAGGTAGAGTACGTCAAGATGGACCAGATGATATTAGATTATCTGTCGGTCTTTGGAGACAGTTGGATAACTCATTCAAAAGAGTATACAACAAGAATAACTTTACTCTTGACTTGTTCCGTGGAGAAATCTATAACTTCTTCAATGGTAAGGTTGAGTTCCAAGGTCCAGATCCAAAGAGATCTCTAGTAGTTCAAACTGGTATGGGTGGAATGAGAATGGTAAATGAAGCTATTAAGAGAGAAGCAGTTGCTTCTGGTCTAATGATTCAGGCTGCTGACATCGGTGCTATCACTGGTAAAGGTATGGACTTGAACTTTGGATTTGCTTATACTTCATATGTAATTCCGTTCTTGGCAAATGTTAAGTTTGTTCTTAACCCAGCATTTGACAATGTTCACACAAATGATATTGAGAACCCAATCATTGATGGTTTCCCATTATCTTCTTATAGCTTTATCATCTTTGATATCACTGATAATACTAATGACAATATCTACTTATTGAAATTGTCTTGGGATAATCAATTGAAGTGGTGGTATCAAAATGGTACTATGGATTACATGGGCCGTAGCCAAGGATTCCAGTCTTCTGGTCAATTCAATGGATATCGAGTTTACATGTCTCAAACATTCCCAGCAATTTGGGTTAAAGACCCTACTAAAGTGTTGAAGATTGTTATGAGAAACCCAGTAACTGGTGGTTCTTTCTAATCTATCATATAAACAAAAAAAGGGAGGGGGCAACTCCTCCCTCTTTTTTAATTAGTAATTTAATAATTAACAAAATAAAAACCAACAAAAAAATGGAAACAACAGGATTTACAATGGTAGAAGTAGGAGTAGGCAGCATTAAAAAAACATCACTTGCTGTTAGACCTTACTTTGATAAACAAGCAACTAATATGGGGCTTGAAGAATATGGAATGAGTCTTTTTGACGGAGTAACTCATAATGAACAACTTGCTTGTTTAGAAAACAATGGAGTAATAAGATATATAACAGGATTAAATGAATTTGCACCTGAAATTAAACTTCTTGATCCTGAAGTAAAGGCTGCAAGAATTAAAGAAATAAGAGCTTCAATTGCAGAGCTTGAAAAAGAATTAGCAGCAAACTTTATTGAACCAGAGGATAAAGATTTTTGGAATAAAGTAAAACTACTTAAACCAGATAATAAAGACTTCTGGAATAAAATTGAAATTTCTTGTGGTAATGAACCATTATATTTAGATCCAAACAAACCTTTTGATAGAATAAAACTTCATGCTATTGAAGCTGGTGCATTTGCAATGATTGCAAAAAGTTATGAAGATGCAAGAGCAAAAGCAGTACCACCTAAATTTTATCTAGATAAAGAAGAAGAAACTGTAATGGCAAGAACTGAATATAAGAAAATGCGTAATAAAGCACTTTCTGAACTTCAGAAACTATACGATAAAAATAGTACTAAATTATTCTATGTTGCTAAAATTGTTGATGCAAATAGTTCACAATATAGAAAATCAACCCCACTTGATATTATCTATGAAAATATGGACAAATATATTTCTGGAGATGGTGCTGAATCAAATAAGGAAAGAGCTGCAAAAACATTCCTTGATGCAGTAAATTTAGATATGGAATCATTAAAAATTAAATCAATTGTTCGTGATTCCGTATTTTTTAAGTATATTATTAATAAGCCAGATGGATATATTTACCATGCTAAAACAAATGCTTTACTTGGAAGAAATGTATCTGATGTACTTGAACACTTAAAGAATCCCTTAAATGAGGATGTTTTAAAAGATTTAATTGCATCCTGTGAGAAATATTGGAATACTTAATTATAAACAATTTAAAATAAAATAAAATGGCAGCTAAAATGAAAATGGTAACAAAAGGTGGAAAAAAAGTTCCAGCTTTTGCAGCAGATGGTAAAGGTAAAATGAAGATGGGTGGTGCTAAGATGAAGAAATTTGAACCTGGAGGAGTAAATGACTTTGAAGAAAGACAAAGGAGAAAAAGAGCAAGAGCTGAAACAAGAGCTGAAATAGCAAGTATTGAAGGAGAAGGTACAGTTGCTGATAAAAGAAATAATAGGGCTCAAAGAATTTCTGTAGCTACAGGAACGGCACGTGTAAAAGTTCCAAAAAGTGTAAGTACATCTACAAGCACAACTACATCAAATACTGATAACCGTAATAGTGGTAATACTTCTAATACTACCTCTTCTGGTTCATCTTCTGGGTCAACTTCTGGAGCAAATGCTGGAGCAAATGCTGATTCAGGTAGCAGCTCAAATAGTAATTCTAGAAGTTCTTCTATTACTCCAATTAAAACTCCACAGCAAGGAAAAACTGGAAAACCAGACATGAGACCTAAAGTCACCCTCCCACCTAAGAGTAAAAGAGGAGGACCTGTTATGAAAAAAGCCATGTATGGAGCATCTATGGATCCTAGCATGATGAATCCTAGCATGATGAATCCAGGTATGATGAAAAAAGGTGGTAAAGTTGCTACTAAAAAATATTTCACTGGTGGACCAACAGGTGATGATATGAGCACAATGAAGGCTACTAAACCAGTAAAAAAACCTAATTCTACTACTGGAAGTAATAAAGGAATGATTGCTCCTAAAAAAATGGGTGGCTCTACAATTAAAAAAGCCATGTATGGGACTGCTATGAAATCTAGTATGATGAGAAAAGGTGGTACTAAAAAGAAGTAACAATGCCAAAGGATTCTTGCTATCATAGTGTAAAAGCACGGTATGCTGTGTTTCCTTCTGCAAGGGCTTCTCAAGCTATTGCCAAATGCCGTAAAGGTAAAGGGCAAGTAAGAAAGACTGAGAAGGGTGCAGAGTTAAAAAGATGGCAAGCAGAGAAATGGCAAGATACTAAATCAGGAAAAGCTTGTGGTGCCGGTGGTAAAAATGAATACTGCCGGCCTACAAAAAGAGTATCTAAGGATACACCAAAAACAAAGTATGAACTAACTCCTTCTAAACTAGCTGCTAAGAAAGCTGAGAAGTCTAGAGTAGGAATGGGAAGAAGAGTTAAAAAAGCATAGTTATGGCAATTAAAAAAACAACAACAAAATCAACACCAGCTAAGAAATCAAGTTCTTCAGTTGGTATTTCTATTTTAGGTGGTAATAAAGCAGACATGAGAAAATGGGAAATTGAATCTGCCATGTCTACATTACAAAGAGCTTCTGAGATTCAGAAGAATGCAAAGCTCATGAATGATGTTAAAAAA